CGACGTCCTTGCGGTCGATATCCGCTTTCGTGTGCCGGCTGGCGCTGCCACTTATGACAGCGTTCAGATGAAGGCACTGGCTTCCTTTCTGGGTGGTATGATTACCGCTCAGATTCAGGGAGTCCTCGACACTGAGCTCACTGGTGTGATGTAATAGTCACGCTGGTGGGGGGGGACAAGGAAGTCTCTCTCGATCGGCTAGTTTCTCCTTTGGAGGACTTATGAACGCAGCTTCTACGTTCTTTTCACAGGTATATGCTTCCCTAGTGGAGGATATCCATGAGCAGGTATCACCATACGACATCATGTTGGCTGAAGACGGTTTGTCAAGATCGTCTCTGCCTTCGGATGATCGTTTTGTGCGCGTGTTTGCTTCTATGGCCCAACTCAGAGCCCTTCCAAAAAAGTTTATTGGAGGGCCTACGGGTGTTGGTGAGTGCTTGAAAGCTTCGGAGCGCCGTAAGGCTGCTCTTGAGCTTTTCCTTGCAATGAACCAACACTGTGCAGTCACGAATCAACGATTCAGTGACGGCGAGTTGGCACGCGGAACGAGGTACGTACTCGACGAGGCGAAAGCCGTAATCGAGTATGTCCTTGGTGGAAATAACCCGTCTGTTCCTCTAGGACAGATTGGTCAGGCCATTAGACCAGGGCCCGGGGTTTCTCGGGATGTGGATCGGTGTGATTTCCTCGGAAAGATTGCTGATTCTCATATAACCTATTCTAGTGAACTGCTGCTTTCACTGTACAAAAATACAGTTAAAACCCACCCAACCTGGAACGATGCCGAAACAATAAGGCACCAGCTCCATGGGAGTGGGGATAGGACAGCATATCCACGTTTAACGACCGTCCCAAAGACGAACGTTATCGATAGGACCATCATGGTTGAGCCGAGTATTGATATGCTATTTCAACTCGGAACCGCGTCTGTGCTTGAGGATCTCCTTAAGTATAGGCTCGGAATCGACCTTAAACATCAACCGGATATTAACCGGGACCTGGCACGTAAGGGTAGCACCCTTAGGTCAGACTACGGTTATCGGTGGTGTACGATCGATCTCAAGTCAGCTTCAGATACAGTTGCCAGGAGTTTGGTGCAATACCTTCTCCCTGACGACTGGTTTATGTGGCTTGATAACATCAGATCCAGAACTATAACTTGCCCGCAAGGGGCGATGTACCGGATGGAAATGATGTCCACGATGGGTTACGGGTTTACCTTC